CCACATGCAACAGAATATGACACAAGTTCAAATGGAACATCTGGTCATTCAACTTTTGTTCAAGGTAATGTGGATGGTGTCAGTTATTATTATGAACATGAAAAAGGATTGGATCAGATAAGAGAAGGTGCAACTACATCGATTACTGCATCAATTGAGTCTGGAGATTTTGATATAGGTCAACAGGGTCTAGCAGGTGATGGTGAGTTTATGATGAAGATCAGAAGAGTGTTACCAGATTTTCTTGCACAGACAGGTGATGCAAGAGTCACATTAAATCTGAGAGATTTTCCAAATGATGCACAAGCTAGTTCATCACTTGGTCCATTTACGATAAATTCAAATACACAAAAAATAGATACACGTGCAAGAGCTAGATCAATATCATTAAAAGTAGATAACACAAGCACAAGTCAGTTCTGGAAACTAGGTACATTTAGAATTGACTATCAACCAGATGGGAGAAGATAATGGCAAAGATAGTACAATCATTGACACAGCCACCAAGAGAATATGACCAACTAACATTTTTATCATTGGTCAGAGATCTGAATGGTTTGATTGAAAAACTAAACACAACTTTTCAAGAGGAGAAAACAGAAGACAATGACTCCATTGTTTTCTTTTTAGGTGAATAATGGCAAATACTTTTATAAGTAAAAAAGTGGATTTAACGTCAGATGCAACGTTTACTTTGTATACGGTGCCATCTGCCACAACGGCTATAATAAAATCTATATTGGTGAGTAATGATGATGCATCAGGACAATCCGCTCAATTAAACATAACCCTAACTAATTCAAGTGACGCTGTTTTTAGTATCTCTTTTCAAAAAGTAATTGAAGGGGCACAGGGACAAGCCGGAGACCCGATAGAAGTATTAAGTAAACCTTTGGTGGCTGAAACCGGAGATATAATAAAAGTAGCAGCATCTGCAGCAAATAGGCTTCATGTGATCCTGTCTGCTATGGAGGTGACGCCTAGAAACGTTACAACATAATCTTGATTTATTGGTAAAAAGCTAGTAGATTGAAGAATTCAGGTGAAAATCCTGCCTTTTTAATATAAACAAAATTTTAATATATATGATAACAAGATCTCAAATGCGAAGACAACTACGTGCACAAGGTGGCATTATGAATGTAGCACCTAGAGAAAAATTTGGTATTGGTAGTACCTTTCAAAAATTTAAAGACAAAGCAATTGACAGAACTAGAAAAATAATACCAAATGAATTAGCAAATGTTGCAGTCAAGGCTGCACCACTTGTTGCAATGATTCCTGGTGGTGCACCTTATGCAGCGGCTATGAGAGGTCTTGGTAGACTTGATCAAAGAGGAGACTTAATGGATGCACTTAAACAAGGTGCATTGACTTATGGTTTTGGAGAATATGTTGCACCTTCAATTAGAGAAGGACTTGGTGGTTTAAGAGATAGAGCAAGTAATTTTTTTCAAGGTGGAAAACAACCTTTAACAAAAGGTAACCCAAATTTTACTGGTGGTAATGCTAATACAGGTAACATAATTGGAGGAAGTGGAACTACTGGCACTCCTATTCCAAAAAAAGGTTTAATAGAAACAGGAACAGATTTTTTAAGTGATAAGGTTCCAGGTTTTGGAAAACTAGATAAAATAGTACAAGAAAAATTATTAGTTGGTGGAATAACGGGTGGTGCAAAGTACCTTTATGATTATCTTATAGATGGTTATCCAGATCCAGAACCAGGTCAAGACATGACACAATATTTAGAGGAAAGAAGACAAAGAGTAGGCGCACAGATGAGAACGTATATGGATAATTATTTTGCAAACGATCCTGAGTATATGAAATTAGATGATGCCGGTAGAGATGCATTTGTCGCCAGATACAATGTTCGAGATGGTGGTCGTATAGGTTACCAGACCGGTGGTGTTACTATGGGTAGTACATTACAACAAAACATAGCAAGTAACAGGCAACAGGCGGCAGGGATCCAGGCTATGTTAAATGCAGCAAGAAAAAAAGCAGGTCTTCCAACTGTGCAAGCTCCACAACAAACAACTTCATCAGGAATTAGTTCTTTAGCATCTACCACTTCTCCTTCTTTATCTTTTATACCAAGTAGACCAAGCGGTAATTTATCTTTTATACCAAGTAGACCAAGCGGTAATTTAACAACACAACTGCAACAAGCACAAGCATCAGCGCCTGCACCTTCTATTACAACACCAAGCTCAACACCTACACAGACTCAAGCTCCAACACTACAACAAATAAGTTCTGCAATGTTATCAGGTGGTAATCCAATGGCTTCATCAGGTTCATCTGTTATGCCACAAACAACATCTTCTCAAATGACGGCACCAGCTACTACGTCAAAAACTTATACAATTCCTGAACAATCTGGTCCAGGCATGGGTCCAATGGGTCCAAGCATGGCTCTGATGATGACAGATCCTTTACAAGTATTTTCTGGGTTAAACCAAAATCAATTAAATAAATTACCAGAGCAAGATATGTTAGCTTTACAAAAAAGATTTGACGCTTTACCTCAATCTGAAAAAGATAATATTGATAAGTTTATAATGACAAGTATGGATAAACAAGCACAACAATTTCTTGATAAGGAAAAAGCGGATGAGATTAAATACAGACAGCCTGATGGCAGTCCAGGAAATATGGGAATGTATGTAGATGCGGTAGAAGGAATTAAAGCTACACGTCCTGATGTAAAATTAACTGGAAACGAAACTTTAACAGATTTACAAAAAATAATTTATCCTGAGTATTTTAACCCTGATGGAAGTTACATGACTGATGATCAGTATAATCAAAAATTTGGTTTTAACCCTGGAAGCACAGTCACTTTTTCTGATGCACCTTCAAATTTAGATCCTCGTTATACAATGAGTAGTTCTAACATAGAAAGTTTCTTAAGAGCAAATCCACAAATGAATACCACAAGAGGTAGATATTACGCTGGTAGAAATCAATTTGATGTAGGCGGCAGAGTAGGATTTGAAGAAGGTGGCACCAATTTTATGAAATGGTTAAAAGCTAACTATGGACTAGAGGTAAAAGATTTAGATATGGACGAATATAGTAAACTTTCTAGAGAGTATAATAATGAAAACCCAGATCCATATGAAACAGGTAGAAAGAAAAATGCTGGTGGTGGTATCATGAGCATGCCTATGGGTGAGCCTAGAGTCAATCAAGGTGGGGTTACGGAATTAGATTACAGAGCTAAAGGTGGATTTGTACCGGTTGGTATAAAAGAAAAAGCAGATGACGTTCCAGCGATGTTGTCAAAGAATGAGTTTGTATTCACAGCAGATGCTGTAAGAGGAGCAGGCAACGGTAGCATTGAAAAGGGAGCACAAAAGATGTATGATACTATGAAAAATTTAGAGAGAAGGGTCACCTAATGGATAACGATTACGAACAAGAATTCATGAGACTTGTTGGAGAGTTTATGGAACAAGGTTTCAGTCAACAAGAAGCAATTGAAGCAGCTAGAGATGAGCTTGAAAGATTAAGAAATAAATTTATGGCATCAGCACCAGATCCTATGGATGAAAGAAACCAAGTTTTAGAAATGATGGCAATGCAAGAATTTGGTAAACCTTTAAGAGATTTAAGTGAAGATCAAATTTTAGATTTAGAAGAAATGTTTGATGATTTCATAAGCAAAAAACCAACTGTACCAAGAATGATGGCACAAACAGGTGGTATAACAGAATCAAGAACCTTGCCACCAGAATATGTAGAAGCATTAGGTAAGACCTATGCAGCTGATCTTACAAGACAAGCTGGGATGCCTACAGTCACAGACGCAACTCAACAACAACCAGGTGAGACTGCCCAACAGTTTGCACAGAGACAAGCACAAGCACAACAGTTTAATATCACAAGAGCAGGTATGCAATCACTTGCACCGCAGGTGGCAGCACAAGATCCTCTACAAGCAGCAGCATATGCACAAGCAATAGATCCAACAAAAGGTCTAGGATCTTATCAACCATTCTTAACAGCGGCAGGTCAGGCTGCAACAGGGGCAACAGCTCTAACAGGAACTGGAGCAGGCACAGGTGCAGGATCAATTCAATCTTACATGTCGCCTTACCAACAGCAGGTTATCGATGCAACGATGGCTGATTTTGATAAACAAGCTAAAATAAGACAGAATCAATTAGCAGCTCAAGCGTTAGGCACACCTGGTGCATTTGGTGGTGGTAGAGAAGGTGTACAAAGAGCCGAGTATCAGGCATCAAGTGACATGAATCGAGCTAGTCAATTAGCTAATCTAAGACAATCAGGATTTCAACAAGCAGCACAAAGAAGACAACAGGATCTAGCAAATCAGATGGGTATTGCAAATCTACAACAAGGTCTTGGTGGAGCGGCACAAGATTTTAGCAGAGCACAGATATCTGGCCTTGGAACACTAGGTGCAGCTCAACAAGCACAATCACAAGCGGTGCTTGATGCACAAAGACAAGCAGCACAGATGGCTGTTCAAGATCCACAAAGAAGATTAAATATGCTAGGATCAGGCGTCATGGGACTAATGGGTGGCATGGGTGCAGGTAGAACAGAAATAGGTGAAGCACCAGCACAAGCTCAATCTAGTCCATTAATGTCAGCATTAGGAGTTGGATTAGCAGGAGCAGATATCTACGGAAGAATATTTGGACCAAAAGGATAATTATGTCTAGAAGTTTAAAAAGACCTATGTTTAGAAGAGGTGGAACAGTCAATGATGGTATCATGACTGGTCTTACTGATAGACAAGAATATGCTAATGGCATGATGGTTGATAAAGAAAGACTAGGGAAAGATACACAATCTATTTTAGATATAATGTCAGAATATGCACCTATTCCAAAAACAAAATTACCTCTAGGTCAGTTCGGTTTAAATTTAGCATCAGGTAAATACGCAGGTAGTGGTAAATTACAAAATATAATTGGTTCTGCACAAGATCCATATAAAAGATTTGTAGCAGCAGATGATGCCAGAAACATGGCACTAGCTAAAAGAAAACAAGGTGCAGTCTCTACAGCACTTGGTATGCAATTAAAAAAAGATAAACAACAAAGTATTCTAGCAGCAGAAAAAAAAGCTAGATTTTTATTACCAGAAGGTGCATCATCGGAAGAAATCAGAGCTAAAACTGCTGAATTAATTAGAAGTGAACAAACTGGTAAAACATATAGCACTGAAGCTAATTTAGAAAGAGCAATAAATGCTTATAGAGGTCAATATGGTGATGGTAGTAAAGCATTTAATCATGCTTCATTTGATGTAAAAGTTGCACCAGCATTAAGAGAAGCAGGAAAAAATCCAAGATCAAACATTAAATTTAAAGACGGTAAATATAAAACAAAAGGTAAAACACCTGGAGTTTATATTGATGTAGAAAACGGAAAAGTAATTGAATTTGATGGCAACATAGCAGTAGAATTACCAGAATTTACAGCATTACTTAGATAGGAGGATAAATGATTGAGCTAATTGATCCAGAAGGCTTTACCTCCCTACGAGACGAAGAAATCAATAGTGAAAGAAGTGCTATAACTTCTGCTTTAGCAGGAGTGGTTTCAGGTGCAATAAAAGTACCTGAAGGAGTTATATCTCTTGGTGCAGAATTAATTGATCTAGGTTTTGATACAGATCTTGCAGCAGATGTTGAACAAATGTTTGACAAAATTAATGTGTTTGAAGACATTGCAGATGATACAGCAATAGGTAGACTTACAGAAGGATTAGTTCAAATAGGTGTACCAGGTAGTATAGGTTTTAAACTAGCTAGTACAGCAATTAAAGCTAAAAAAGCTGGTAACTACATGAATCTTAGAAACACTAACTTACAGAAAGCTGCAAAGAAAGCAGACGATTTTAATAAAACAATTGGTAAAAGAAGATTTGCAGCAGGGGTTGCAGGAGGAGCAGCAGGTGAAGCATTTGTTGCTGACGTAGAAGAACTTGGAACTTTTGGTGATGTGTTTGAAGCTGGGCCAACAGATTTAGAAGAAGTAACTGATGAAGGTGGTAGAGAAGACGCATTTAAAAAATTAATGAACCGAACTAAGTTTGGTGCAGAGTCTTTATTAATAACACCGGTTGTATATGGTGTAGGTAAAGGTATCAAAGCTGCAGCAGTTCGTGGTAAAAACATAGAGTTTAGTAATTCAAAATTAGATAAATATTTTAATAAAGTATTTTCTGCATTAAGAGCTAGAGGTGCAAAACCACAATCAATATTTGAAGCTAAGATGGCAGAAAAAGGTGCTACTA